ATAAATATAGAATATACTAAAAAATCTGAATTTTGAATCCTCAATAATTTAGTTGTTTTGTGTCGTTTTTCTGTTGAGTTTACTGTGAAGTAACGGATTTTAGCTAAAATCCAGAGAAATCCATGAAAATCCATGAAAATTATTTTCTTCTGTGATTTGAAGAAATTTTTATAGCAATTTCTGGGATTCCCTAGATTTCTCAGAATAAACTACTAAAAACAATAGAAATTTCTATTGTTCATATCATCTAAATTTTATTTTTTATACCTCTTGATAAAATTTTAACAATAAAAATATATCATTTAGTTATTTTGTGTAGTTTTATCTATATTTTTTATTGTGAAGTAACAGATTTTTAAAAATAGAAATTTCTATTTTTAATGATATATAATCTTTTAAGAGTTAACATACTTTTGACAAGCATAATATCTACCTAAATTGATAGGAATAAGCTTATAATTATTGATATATTTAAATTCCTTTGGTAAAGGTACACTAGCAGGGTTAATAATTTGTAATACACACTTACTTTCTTCAAAGTAATCATCAGCTGCTTTATTTGATATATTATCAGTTTCAGAGAAAGTCTTAAGAAGCTTAGAATTTGGTTCTGCAATAAATGTGTTAATATACATTGTAACATATGAAATATCACCAGGTTCATTTTCCGAAGTAAATTGAACATGATTTATAAGTTCATCAATATTTTTACCAGGGAATGTTAACGAAAGCTTAGAAGTTACCTTTTGATATAATTCTGAATCAATAATATGAATATATGATAGAAAGTTTTCCTTATTTTCCTTCGCAAAGATTAAATCAATACCATTATCATCAAATATCTTTGCAATTTTACCCCAGAAAACATTACTAGCAAACTCCTTTTTGTAATCATGTGGTGAATATTCATATGAAATTTTCTTCAAAATTGATAAATCTTTATTTACTACAAATGATGTATTAGTCTTAAGATTTTCTATGTATTGTTTAAGTCTCTCAGATAAAAATAAATTAATAACATTAATAGCATCAACTGTACCATTATTTCTATTTTCAACATTTTCATCAAAATCAACCTTAATTTGAAATCCAAGAGATTCTAAAATTTGTGTAACTCTATGCTTACTCTTACCATGTGTCATCTTCTTTTCAAATGGTAATGATTCGCCAACCATTGTAAAAAAATTGGTTAGTAAAAAATTGGCAAATGATGAACCCTTAGACTTCTTACCGGTTAACCCCGTAACAGCATTAACTGCAGTATTATAAACCGCTCCAACAAAAGACTCAATAAGATCAGTCTTTCTCTTTTCATAATTAAAATTCTTAAGTTCTGATTTTAAATCCTCATCTATAAGTAAAAAATCCATTAGGTGGAGGTCATTTGCCATATAATGCTGATGATCAGAAGACAAATACTGATTGTGATACTCCGATGCTTCATGATTAGTAAGTCTTGGGTACTTTGTAATCATATAGATTGAAAAATAAGCACTTGAAATTTTATCACCAAAAAACTCCAATAACTCATAGTTAACTACTTGATTGTATGTTTTGTGTGTGAATACCTTCTTCCAACATTCCATATTTTCATCATTTATCATTTCTTCAACATATTGGTCATTACCAGCAATTTCTGTAAGAATATATCTTAAATAATTCTTTAACTTATCAATCCACTTTAATCCAACTTCAACATTACCAATATTATGTCTAGCTGCAATTATTCCTGATGTATCTGGAATATTTTGACACATAGCACCCCATTCAGATAGGTTAAGAATAACAATATTTGTACCCTTTGGTGTAGGTCTATCAGTATGCCAATATCCATTTACTGGACTAACTCCAGACATTTTATACATCATTACAGATCTACAATTCTTTCTATATACATCCTCTCTATCAACCTTCATATAATAATCAATACTGTTAGTTGTAAGACTTGTTGTATCAACAAAATCACCAAAGAACAAACAGGGTTCAGGGTTTTTACCATAATCTAAAGTTGAGATGATTTTATTTGGATATTTTCTTTCAATGTCAGATATACCATCCGTATTCTTTTTTCTTTCATAATCTAAATATTTATTTGATAAAACAATTTTGACACAATTGTCAATAGTATATAATACATCAACTAGTGAGTTAACTAATGTATCATCAAATGTAATGAGCAAAATGTTCAAATTTTCATCAAATGATGTGGTCCAGTTTTTAATTTCGTCAGCGAGTGATTCCATATTTTTGATTCATTTTATGATATTTTTTTCAGTTTTCATGTTTTTATTTTTTAACCAGATATATGATTAATTTATTTTTAAAATTTTAATATACATTAAATAAATGTATCAAGTTGACATAGTTAATGGAAATGATGAAAATAATAATTCTTACGGTAGTGTATTTAAAACTTTAGATGAAGCAATAAAAATATCAAATACTGGTGATACTATATCTGTTTTACCAGGAACCCATGATGCTATAAGTATAATTTCAAGTAAAAAACATTTTGAGATGAATATAAAGGGAAGTGGTTCAAATACTATATGTTCAAGATTTACATTTACAGGGTTTTTTGATTTTACACTTGAGGATATGACAATTGAAAATTGTGATTTAGATATTACTTGTAGTAAATTTAAATTTAAAAATGTTAAATTTGCAGGTATGACTACTATTAAGGTTAAAAAATATGAAAAAATATTAGGTAATGAACATAGAAATATTTTTTTATTTGATAACTGTAAGTTCGAAAATAACTTTCAAGTTGAGTTTGTAGATGGTAATAACATTGTATCAATTAAATCATGTGAAATAGCCGGTCATTTACCATTATTAATTTGTAAAAGTGGTACTGCATGTACACTTAAAATAACAAATACAAATTTCGAACACCCTATTTTATTAAATAGTAAATCACAAGTTGAAATACAACATATAGGATGTAATTTTATATGTCCATTATTTATTGGTTCTGATACATTAACATATACTAAAGATAATTATATTTCACCTAGACTTGGTGCTTTTAGTAACAGTCCAGAAACTGAATTTAACATTACAAATAATATTTCTAAATCTTTATCTTTATCTCCATCTCAAACTATATCTTTATCTAAAGAAATAATTAATAAATATTCAGAAGATGTAGAAAGATACGGTGGTATTGAAATTGATTCAAATAAAAATAGTAGATTAGTTGCACATAAAGTAACAGAATTTATTAGAGTTAAAGGTAAAACTCCATTTGAATTGATTTTACCAAAAGAACCAATAAATGGACATTTAATAGAAATTTATACCGATACAGTTTTAATAATTGATGGTAATGAATATCACGATAATATCATAAAAATTAGATGGACAATAAATGGTGGATTTTTCTTTTATAAATGATTCATTGGTTTCATTGGATAATTAATAACTTTTTTACAATTATATAAATTTAAATTATGAACTTTATACAAATTAGATACATCTACGATGTTTCTACAATGAGATAAATTTAAATTATGAACTCCACCCAAATTAGATACATCTACGATGTTTCTACAATGAGATAAATTTAAATTATGAACTCCACCCAAATTAGATACATCGGTAATCAATCTACATCCAGATAAATTTAAAGTGTGAACATTACTTAAATCAGATATATCCATAAGGTTTTTACAATAAGATAAATTTAAAGTATGTACTTCATCCAATAATGATACATTAGTAACTGGACAATAAGATAAATCTAAAGTATGAACGTTATATAATTCAGATACATCAGTAATTTTATAACAATGTGATAAATTTAACGTATGTACTTTACCTAAAGATGAGATATCAGTAATTGAACAATAAGATAAATTTAAAGTATGTACTTTACCTAAAGATGAAACATCAGTAATTTGATTACATACAGATAAATTTAAAGTGTGAACTTTACCTAAAGATGAAACATCAGTAATTTGATTACATAAAGATAAATTTAAAGTATGAACTTTACCTAAAGATGAAACATCAGTAATTTGACTACATTCAGATAAATTTAAAGTATGAACTTTACCTAAAGATGATACATCAGTAATTTGATTACATACAGATAAATTTAAAGTGTGAACTTCACCTAAAGATGAAACATCAGTAATTTGATTACATAAAGATAAATTTAAAATATGTACTTTACCTAAAGATGAAACATCAGTAATTTGACTACATTCAGATAAATTTAAAGTATGAACTTTACCTAAAGATGAAACATCAGTAATTTGACTACATTCAGATAAATTTAAAGTATGAACTTTACCTAAAGATGAAACATCAGTAATTTGACATCCAGATAAATTTAAATTATATATTCCATATAAAATAGATGCATCTATAATTGAATTATAAGTTAAATTAAGAGATATATGTTCTCTGTTGTTATCGACAGATTTTAAAACTTTTTTTCTAAATTCTTCATCCTTATAAAATTTCAATGAGTATTCTCTGTTCATATTTAAATGTTTATATTGTATATTTTCTCGGAATAAACTTTTATTCAATACAAATAATGAGTTATTTGAATCAAAATGATTGACTTCATTTAATATATCATAATTTATTCCATGTTTATCAAAATTATTTTCTTTGTAAGTTTTAATCATGTGAATAGTGTCTAAAGAATTATTTTCAATACATAATTCCATTAAACCTTTATCTGAATGACCATGTATAATAAAATATTTAACTATGCTACTTATATCCTGTTTACATGCATATTCAACCGCATTTTTATTTGATAGTAGCGATAATAAATTGTTTTTGAATTTATTGTTTGTACCTATGTTATTTTTGGATAACATATTAAAATTTTTAGATACGTAATCTAAGTAATTCATGGAGAAGTTTTTATTTTTATATTTTATGATTCTATTTGTTTCTGAAATAAACTCTTCAATAGTCAGCATTTTAATTCAAATTAATAATTATTAATTTATTTAAAAAATGGAATTTATTAACGATGAACTAAAAATTTTTTGTAAAACTACATCTTTTGATAAATGTTTACTTATATTGAAAGAAAAATTAAAAAAGAATAACCAAATGAATGAGTATGATTTTATTTATAGTTCATATGTATCCTCAAATGAATTAAAAGATTTTACTATTAATAATATTATACCTGGATTACAAAATGTTATTAAATTAATGGTATTTTGTAAAATTTACAGTGATAAATTATTTCCAAAAAATATTGAATCGTATACAATTACAAAAAAACAACTGGATTTTTTTAATAATGTTCTAAACAAAACAGAATTTTCATTTTATTCATTTTATAAAATATCTGGTGAATTATGCTCATTATATGATATTTGTGATAATAGTATTATTAAAATTGATTTAAAACGAATTCCAAATAATGTTTTTTCATTTCCATATATTTTTTTACATAAAGCTGGTACTGTATCATTTGAAACTCTTTCTGATATGTTATTTTGCAACGAATATGTAAAGTTACCGATAGTATTTAAATTTTACCCAGATTCTACGGGTCCACATGGTGGATTTTTTGATGTTCCTTTTAATTTCATGACTCACGATTATAATCATATGATAATTATGTTGGAAAATATTGCTAATTATAATTTTAGTGAGGTTTCAAATATAATTAAACGTACACAAAAGGGTTCTATTAAACGAAGAATGATTGAAATATATTTTATTCTCATATTTTTTGAAACTGATAAATATATAACGATAAAACAAAATGTGTATGGTAATATAAAACCGATAGTATATTCAATGAAAGACCCAAAAGATAAATTTTGTAACTTACTTAAGATTTTAACAAATGATTTTGATGAAAATGATCTATTTTATTTGATTAAATATTTGATGAGTTCTTATGATTTAGATACAATTACAAGTAATACTGAAATATTAACAATAAAATATATAATATACAAAGAAGACTATTCGACATTAAATAATGAAGCAAATGAAATAAATAATAAGATTATGTATTTATCAAAAGAAAAAATACCAAATCGTGAAAAATTTGGAGAACTTAAGTTGTTAAGAAAAAAAATATTGTGTGATATTTATAAAAACAAGGTTGATTTTGTGGAGGATATTTTACTATCTATATTCAAACAAATTAGCATTGATTAAATTGTAGCTAAATATCCAAATGGATATTTAATTACCTGGACCATATAAATCAATATCTTCATATTGACAAATTGTACATCTATAACTACCACTCCACCCTCTAGATGCACGAACATGTGCATATTTTGGATGTTTACATGATCCATATTTCTTTGGACCATCTTTATATTTTTTAATATCATTTGAAATTTTATCTCTATTTTGTCTTAATTTAGTTAAACCATGCTTATCATTAAATTCCTTTAATAGTTGTTTTAATTCACTAGCTGTCTCGGTTTCTATTTTTTTAATTTTATCATTTAATTGTCCTTCGATTAAAATATTACTTTTTAATACCATATCATTAGAATTAATTTTATTCAATACTCCATTTTTATACTCATCTCTAATTGTATCTCGATCACGTTTAGGCATTTTTATTATTTTACTTATGTTAAATTTCAGTTTTCATAAAAATCTAACAAAATAAAAATCTAAATCTAAAAAATCACTCTGAATAATTATAGAGAGACGTATTTTTAAGTACTTTTTTCACTTGACTATCCGTGTGGCAGACGTCTCTGACTTTTTAAAAAGTGCTATTTTCACTAAAATTTACATTGATTTTTTATATTTTTTGTGAATTTTTCTAAATTTCAAACATGACTTGTATTCGAATGTAATAAATTTATTACATTTAATTAATATTTAAACTTAAAAATATATTTCGTGGTGTACAAAATTTTTAAAACTGTGAAAAAGACATGAATAAAGACAAAAATGTGATTTAAAAAATCACTCTGAATAATTATAGAGAGACGTATTTTTAAGCACTTTTTTCACTTGACTATCCGAGTAGCAGACGTCTCTGACTTTTTAAAATGTGATGTTTTCACTAAAAATCAAAGTGATTTTTTACAAAAAATACAAACGAAACAAAATCAAAATTACTCTGGTATACGTAAACTATAAAAATATTATATTTTATTGATAAATTTATTAATAATTTGTATATTATTATTAAATTAACACGTAAAAATATTTGATAAATCAGCAGTATCTTCCATTTTAAAATTAATATTAATGATGTTTAATAGCATTACACTTAATATACAAAATCCATTTATAGTTTTATTATTTTTAAAACATTTAAATGATAATACACCCAATAACATTAATATAAAAATATTTAATTCATATGATATATCAAAATATAATATTTTAGTTATTTTTAGAGTTATTGCAAATAATAATATCAATTGAAAAAATAACTCTAATTCTATATTAGCCCAATCAAATGATGAAACAAATAATATCATAAATAACCAAGCTAATAATATAATAAATGTCTTAAATGATACAGAATATATTGAATTTAATGATGTAACAAATGCAAATATACCAAATATTAAAATATGAATTATAAACTTCATTCCTTTTAAAACTGATAAATTTTTAAAAAATATGTAAGAAACATGTTAGCTATTTCAATAATGGTAAAAAATGAAGAAGAATCTATATTACGAACACTTAAACCAATAATAGAAAATAATATAACAAGTATACATATACATGATACTGGTTCAACAGATAAAACAATTGATGTTATATCTGAGTATTCAGATGATATATTTATTACAACTGGTGAATTTACAACATACTCAGAAACTCGTAATGAAACATTAAAAATAACAAAAAATCTATTTCCAGATGTTGATTTTATTCTTATGATTGATGCAGATTGGATACCCGAAAATTTAAATGATCTATTAAATTTTTGTACTACAAATAAAAATAATGAAGAACAAGCTTATATGATTAATGTTTTAATTGGATCTAAATGTAAACAAGTAACTAAAAATAATAAGACATATTATATAGAAGATAATTTAAATAAAAATCATTCTAGTGTAACATATGCTAGACTTTTAAATGCTAAAAATCTTCCAACTTTTGTTAATATTTTACATGAACAACCAGATAATTTTTCAAATGAAATAGTACCAAACTTTCTTATTAGATGGAATGAAACTTCATATGGTAAAAATAAAACATTAAAACGTGTATTAAACTATGATATACCATATTTAATTTCATGTGTTTATGATGATAAAAATACAAATAAAGAGGTATATTATTATTTAGGACAAAGTTATGAATTTATAAACAACATAGAAAAGTCATTAGAATGGTATAAAGAAACTGTTAAACTTCATATGCCTGGATCATTCTTAGCAGCGTATAAAATTGGATGTATATATAAAGATGACAATAGATTAGAAGCAGTTAAATACTTGAAAATAGCTATAGCAATTGATAAAACTAGAGCTGAACCATACGTAATTTTATCTTCACTTATTGATAATTCTATTGATAAATATAAATTGACACACAAAGCTATAAATGTACCAGATGTACCAACCGTAAAACAGTATGTTAATAAATCAATTTATGATTCATATAGGTATGTATTACATATTAAACATTGTATTTTATTAAATAAATATGATGAAATTGTAACAGTTCTCGATAAACTGGATAATTTAAGTGAAGAACATAATAAAGAACTTGTATCTTATTTAGATACAATTAATCAGAAAACTGTAATATTAATATTAACATCACCTGGTTATGAAGATTATAATAAAATTATGAAAGAATATCTGAATATTGTAAAGATACCTTATTTCTTTTATATGTATGATACATCAAAAGTAAATGATAATGAACAATTTACAATAATTGACAACTACATATATTTTAGGGGCAATGAAACTATGATTCCTGGTATCCTCAAAAAAACTGTTGATTCGATAAAAATAATGTCAAAACTTGGATTTGATAATATCATAAGAATAAACTCAACAACTTTTGTAGATTTTTATCAAATGAAACCGGGTCTTACACATAATTGTCAATATTTTGGTTATTATATATCTGAAAAATTAAAAGAAAATGATCAATATGGTGTTACTAAAAAATTCATTGAAGAAAATGGACAATTTCCATTCATTTCTGGTAAATTTATATGTTTTAATAAAAATGCAATTGAAAAAATATGTAGTGGGGATTTAGATTATTCTGTTATGGATGATGTTGCATTTGGAAAATTGTTTAAAACCAACGAAATAAATTTAAAGAATGAAGCGTATAAATATAGCGATAATTGTGATAATAAGAAAATGGTAATTTGTACATCACCAGATGAATTAGATAATGTCATAAAAATATGGACACTAAATTTGAAAAATTTAGTGTAAATTTATATAAAATGTCTGTTTATCCTATTGATGACGATTTTATGGAGGGTCCTATGAAAAAGAATTCCTTTTCATCAGAAGAATTAGCTAAACGTAATTTAACAGTTGATATATTAATTATTTACATTTTTAGAAATGGTGACAATAAAGATATTAACTTTTTAAGAAATACAAAAATGGATTATGATTATATCATAGTAAATGCTAGTAATTCATTTATTGAGACTGAATCAAAGAATGTTAAAATTGTAAAATGTAATAAATATAATGATAGAGAAAGATTGTTATTATTTGGTTTATCATGTAAAGATCGTACATATAAAGCTGTAAAATTTTAAAAGTGATGAAATAATAGAAAATTCTATTATATGAAAAAATGAAAAAAATCATAAACGTATATTTAAAATGTGTGGACTAGATCTCTCTTTATTTAATAACAAAATCAAACAATGTGATAAGAGTAAATGTTTCAATTCTAATTTGAAGATTTCTCATAGAGGACCTGATAGTAAAAATGTAATTATACTAGATAAGGTAAATGCAATGCTTAACTTTGATAGGTTAGCAATTAATGGTTTATCTTTAGATGGTAACCAGCCATTTTCTAGAATATTTAATGATTCAGAATATTATTTAATGTGTAATGGTGAAATTTATAACTCTGATACAATTAATGATAGAAATATAATTAAAAGTGTTTCACAATCTGACTGTGAATGTATATTAAATGATTTAATCATTAATGATATGGATATTAACATTAATGAATATAACTCAGAACATGCATTTATTGCTATGAAAATTAACCCCGATAATACTTATAAGGTTGTAGTATCAACTGATAGATTTGGTAAGAGACCTTTATTTAAGGGTACATGTGATAAGGGTATTTTCTTCTCATCTGAAGTTCAAGGAATCCCAGAATATGATGATATTATTGTTGAAAGAGTTAAACCTAGATTTACATATACGATTGAGAGAGATTTGGGTGGTGTTTTTATTCAAAATGAAAGAGAAGATTTTAACTTCCGATCAATTAAGAAAACATCTGATTCAAGACAAAATATTTTAAAGAATATAAGAAAATTGTTTAGAGAGTCTGTAATAAAGAGAACTAATTCAGATAGGAAGATAGGTGTATTTTTATCTGGTGGTCTCGATAGTTTACTTGTTACATATGAACTTGTACAATATTATAAGTCTTTGGGATATGAGGTTTATTCATTTTCTACGGGTATGCCTGGTAGTGATGATGAAAAGTGGGCTAAAGAGGCTGCTGAAGAATTTGGAACTATTCATCAACATTTTGTTCTCACTAAGGAAGAATATTTTAGACTTCTTCCAATTGTTGTTGAATGTATTGGTTCATATTGTAGAACAACTGTTAGAGCTTCAGTTGGACAATATTTTGTTTCTAAAATGGTAAGTGTTCATACTGATATTATTGTATTATTATCCGGTGATGGTAGTGACGAATTATTCTTTTCTTATGATGATGCATTTGATTGTCCATCCGAAAAAGAGTTTGAGAGAAAGACAATTCAATTACTTGAGGATATTCATACAAGTGATGGTCTTAGAGCTGATAGATGTACTTCACATTTTGGTCTTGAAATTAGATTTCCATATCTTGACAATGATTTTACTGATTATGTTCTTAGTGTACCATCTGAATATAGAATGCCAGTTTGTCAAATTAGTAAACCTTTATTAAGGGAAGCTTATGTTGATTTAATTCCTCTTAAATTTTTATATAGACCTAAGGTTACATTTAGTGATGGTGTTGGATCTAAGGATGATCAAATTCATGTTTTAATACATAATTATTTTTCAACTTATTATACAGATGAAGAATTTATTGAATTATCTGAAAAGTATTCATATCACTGTAAACCAACAACTAATGAGGGATTATATTACAGAGAAATATTCACAAAGGAATTTGGTTCTAATGAATCTATCGCTAGAACAATTCCATTCGAATGGAGTCCAGAATTTAAGAAGTCAATTGATCCATCCGCTTGGGCATGTGCATCTGCTTAAATTTCTAAAAAATAGTATAATTATACTATTTTTAAATTAGTTACACTACATATTTTTATTGTAATATGTAAAAATTACAATATGTTGCAAATAGTTCATAAAAGAATTGTTCCACCAGTAACATATCTTTGATCGAACCAAAAATGATGTTCATTATTTGTTATTTGAGTTTGTGTTGCACCTAATAATGAGAACTTTTGAATGTTAGGAAATCCAGCATTAACAGAAGCTTTATTTGTTGAAATTTTAAAATTAGCAGCAGTTATAGATGTACCAACATCAAAAACATTGGCATAACCAGATGTTTTATTGTAAATAGTAAATTCATGTGCTGTGTCAACATCAAAAAATCCACTAAATTTAATTGTATATAAATTCTCTGTATCAATAACATAAGCACACTTAACAGCTAAAACATCAATATGAAGAATACTATTTACCGAATCCCAACCATCGTTTTGAATACCAATAGAATATGGTGTACTGACAACTTCATATAAATAACTCTCAATTGTAATTATACTAGAATTATTAGAAATAGCTTCATCAACATATTCAGTAGATGCAGCTTCAGATCCATCAGATAAAATAACTGTTGCATTGTGTGTAGTAGTAGAATCATAAGTGGTAGGTGCAGTATATGTTTGATCACCAGTAATTACAGTTGATGATTCTGAATTTTCAATAATTTCCTTCTTTATTAATTTAGTTGCTGCTCTTTTTGTAACTGTTTGATGTAATCTTGCTACAGCATTATCAACTTGTGACTGTAATGCTTTAATATCAATATTAGATATAGAAGTTAATTGTTTTAAGAACGTCTCTTGTTCAGTAGTTAAATCATTCCCAAGTCCAAGAATATCCTTAATATCGTTTTTTGTTAAATCCGTCATTTTAATAAAAATATAATTATATTTTTTTAAATTTTTAATATTACATCTTTTATAACATTTATTTGCATCTTATTTAATATCACAGTGTTTCATTTAAACTTTTCATATATTTGTAAAATATTATTATCCAACATTGGACTAAAAGGTAATGAAATTGTATTTGATGAAATTAACACAACAAAATCCCACAAATTAAATTCATCTTCATCTGACAATTTAGAAAAATATACATATAAACTATTGTATATGTTTTCCTCAACTTTATATACATCATTATTAAAATAAGTAGAATTCATCTGAAGTAGAATGATTATTTTTTCAATAGAAACAACAAATGGAATATATGAAACAGTTGTTAACAATTCAATAATTGTGTTATTTAATTTTGTAATTAATAGTTGTCTATCCATAACAATTACAGATGAAATTTTATCCAAATCATAAATATACCATTCAAAAATATATGAAAAAATATATAAATATGAAATGAATATAATAGAAATATTTTCTGTACCTTTGTAATTAATTGTATGATACATAGAATTTAATATACAATCGATTGATTTACGATTTGGTAGTACAGTTATGATTTCATCGAAAATTTCTTTGTAATTGATTTTACTATTACGACCATTTGTTTTTATAATTACATCCTTATAACTTTTAAATATATTTTCCGCATATACCATTTCATTCATTTGATTTTTTATTTCATTTGGTTGGTAATGAACAATATTTTTAATTAATTGAACCGAATGTTTTGAATATTCATTTACTTTGATATTTGGTGGTAATATTCTACGAGAAATTCTTCTTTGTGAATCAACATTTACCATATTTAGTAATTTATCATAAAATGAATAAATTTTAAGTTTAATCAACGACGAATTTTTAACAGGAACAATTACAACAGAATATTTATCTTTAGCATTTTCTGTATTTAAATAATATAATACATTCTCAACACAAATAAATTTCCTATTATCCAATAGGATACATTGAATAATTGTAACACCTAATGAATAAATATCAGAAGCATAACTTTTTCTGTTAGACTCATATGTAAATTTATCAACAATATTTATTTGTTGTTCATCATAAACTTTAAATTTAATAGGTTTACCAAAATCAGGTGCACAAATACGTGATGTTGTAATATAATTAGATGAAACACTTTTGTTTGGTGAATATCCAATAAATTCAGATAACCCAAAATCTAAAATCTTAATTTTACCATTATATCCTATCATAATATTGTCAGATTTGATATCATTATGGAGAATACCAAGATGATGCATATGTGTAACATAATTATTAAGTTGTTCAAATATACTTGTAACTTTATTTTTCAATAGATCAATATTTTTAGAGACAATTTTAAAAAAATCATTTAGTGTAAGTGCAAGTATTTCAAAAACAACATAATAATCACCATTATCATTAACATAAATTCCATCAACATGAATAGCATAATTGTTATCAGAATTCATTTTACGTAAAAATATAATTTCTTTAACCATATCAGACTTTATCATCATATGATTGTTGTAATTATAATAATGTTTTAACATTTTTTGTTCACCAGTACATGAATCAATTGCCCATTTAATATTACCATATGAACCTTTAGCATTATTCACATTTGTAATATTTGTAAATTGATCCGGTTCATAAATCTTAATGTTATCTTCATAAACTGGTTGATAAATACTTTTATAATTTGCCTTTGTAATCAATCTGAGACAAACATGTATAATTTCTGATGAATCAGTATTATTAATATTTGATATAAGATATGATAATGCAGAATTACCAGATAAATCATGATATGTCAAATTTGCACCATGATTTATTATACTTAAAGCATTTTCAAACTTCATATTTTTACATGCTATAATTAATGCGGTTTCACATTTAATATTACAATGATCAATATTTTTAACACTTTTGATGAATGGTTTAATATCATAATTTTCTTTGTTGTTCATTAAAGTTGTTAAAAATGATTCTTTATTCTTATATACTCGAGAGTAACTATTTGTATCAACAAAATAATGTTTAATTTTATCAAAAAATACTTTATTATAGTGAGAATAGTATGATAAATCATAACCATTACAATCTATTTCAGAAGTAATTGCTAGTTTACCAAACTTATCAAGAATTGTATTTGCATTGTTCCACCTTTTTAACTTACATGCATACATTAAAATAGTTTGATTATCAGGATTAACTTCACATGGTTGAATTTTATTCAGATTTTCGATGAGTATAGAGTGAAATTTATTACCATCTTTAGATTTAATAATGTTAAAAATGTTTAATTTATTTTTATGAACATTATCCTTATTTGGTTTACCACACTTAGAATTGAATAGATTAGTTGACTTTAATTCACTTGTCATTTTCAGTAAAAAATTCTCATAAAAAATCATTTTATATTTTTATGAGACTTTTACGTATTAAAAAATGAAAATATATGATTAAAATATAAGAAAATTATGTCTTTTGGTATTAAAACATCGAAATTTAATAATGTTAATACATTTTCATTGTTTGAAAAAAATAATTTCAAACCAAATACAAATGTCAATTATGACAATGTAAAAAATGAAAGAGCTAAGATTGCAAATAATAAAATTTTTAAAGAGTTGAATATTAATAATACTGAACTTGAAGATTTTTCAGACATAGAAGTTCAAGATGAAATTAATTTAGATAATAAAGAGATAGATATTAAAGAGATAAATAAAATTGATTTAAATATAGACAAAGATAAAAATTTAAGAGTTTTATTTACATTCATACAAAATATTCTACGAAAAGCTTGGTATGAAGAGATTTCAATACCTGAATCATCTGAATATAATCTATATACATACAAAGAAAATAAACTTTTCACTAAAAATAAACTTTTTATAAAGACACGTTTGGATAAATATCATGCTAATTTAATTTTATCATGTTATTATATATTGTCGAACAATTTAAACACAAGTAAAACAATTTTTGATGAGAATAAATTAATAAACAATAAAGATTTTTGTCTTACAGAATTTAACCTTAAATTAGTAAGTGATTACTCAAAATCTTATGATTATGTTGAAAAATTATTAAGTGAGAATTTAGTATGTAAATCATTGAAAAATTTTGATCTTCAATATATTATATGGTTACTTACATTCAATAATAAATGTCAACAAATTAATACACCAGAACGTACTAAGATACCATCATATTTTTTAACAATTGAAAATTTATGTGAAGATTATAATGATGATTGGTTTAATTTAACATTTTATGATATAAAGAAAATTAAATTGGGTATAAAAACAAAAAATAAAGATATCTCTGATAACCAAGAAATTAGAGGTGTTAGAGAATATGTAGAAAATGACGATATCGGAGATAGGGATATTCAATTTTTATCAAATACTATTAAAAAAGATAATTACACAGATATTGAGAATATCATGTCATTTTCATCTATTTCAATTTCAGATGGTCAATTAAAAAATATTGACCATTTAAATCAACATTATGTTTCAGATGATGAGGAAGATGATGAAGAATTAATTGAGAGTGAAATGTCTAATGATAATTCTTCTTTTTTTAAAAAAATATTCTCTTGCATATTAAAATAAATGATTTCAACTGTACTTTGTTGTATAATAATATTTATTTTATTGGATTTTTTAATACTATATTGGATATTTAAAACACGTAATGACATAGAAGATTTTCAATCAAAGGAATCACCTATATGTCCAGTTTATTTTTGTGATGAATATGTAGATCCAGATACTGATGAAATTAAGCCAGGAAGTTTATGTTATACATCATCTCAAGAATTTGAAAATTTGATGACCGCATATAGATATACTGATTCATCCAAACAAACATTTAATTGTCAAAAATATCTAATTGATAGAAATATCATACATTAAAATATGAAAAAAGTTTCATATTTAAATAGAAGAAATGTCTGTTAAAACTGAACAAGAAATGATCGAAGTGTTTAAATCACCCGAAAATTTAAGGGAATATCTTGATTTTCTACAAGAATCATATAATAATACTGGTAATGAATTAGTACCAGATGAAACATTTGATGCTTATGTAGTATATTATGAAACAATTTCTGGTAAAAAATATGATGAAATAGGTGCTAAGTCTAAAGATGTAACTGAAAAATTACCATTTTATATGCCTTCACTTAATAAAGCAAAGGGTATAACTGGTAACAAAGACTTTAATAAATTTTTAGAACAATACTCTGATGTAGAAGATCTTTATTTGATGGATAAGGAAGATGGTCTAGCTGTAGAAATTGAATGGAAAATTACAAATGATAAAATGAATATTACAATTTGGAAACGTGGTGATGGTGAAATGGCACCTAATATATCACATATAATACCTTATATTAAATTACCACCAATTGATTTTGATCTTAATATTAGAGGTGAACTTATAATGTATGATAAAGTTTTTGATGATTTAAATCAATATCTAGTTTCAAAAGGTAATAAAGCAAAGAATTCAAGAAATATTGTTAGTTCTGCAACTAAAATTGACACAGATCCAGTTGTTATTTCTAATTGTACATTTATACCATTTCATATTCATGAATGTGAAAAACACCCTGGTATGAAATTATCAGATCAATTGAAGTTTTTTAAACATTACAATTTCACTGATTCTCCTTATATTTCTGTAAAAAGAGATGTTTGTACTTTTGGTGATTGTGTAAATTATTTAAATAAAAGACGTACAGTTGCTAAAAATAGAATTGATGGTGTCGTTGTATATTTTGATATACCAATGGGTGCACCTGGTGAAAATAAAAACCCTGATTATGCAATTGCAATTAAACAAGATTCTGTAGCTATTGCAACAGTTATTGGTGTACATTGGAATATGACATCTAAAGATGGTTATTTAACACCAGTTGCTGATATTATACCAGTTAATATTATTGGTTCAACCGTTTCTACACTTACATGTCATAATGGTAAAATGATATTTGATAATAAAATTGGACCAGGTGCAACTATTCTTATGGGAATGGGTGGTGATGTAATTCCTAGATTTTATGAAACAATTAAGCCTGCTGATGTAACATATGGTCCTAATATTCCTTATACATGGTGTGAAAATTATGTTAAAGTAATTGCACTTAATTACGAATCTTATCCACAAGTTCACTGTTGTAAGATTAAGTATTTTTTAGATTGTTTAGGTATAAAAAAGTGGGGTTTATTGACAATATTTAAATTATATAAAGCTGGATTTACTAACATTGGTAAAATTATTAGAGCTTCAATTGAAGATATAATGGTGACAGATGGAGTTTTATACGATGGGGCATTTGGATTACATGAAGAACTTCAAAAGGGTATTTCTAAAGCTAGTTTACCAAAGATTATGGCTGGTAGTGGTGTTTTTGGTGGTGGTATTTCAATGGGTATTGCTGAAAAGTTTATTGAAGAATTTCCAACATGGAAAATAATGTCACCCTCATACGAAGAAATTCTTTCAAAGAATGGTTTTGGACCAACACGTGCAAAGTTATTCGCAATAAAAATTGATAAATTTAAGGATTGGATTCAAGAACATCCTGAACTTGAGGGTTTAACAATTGAAAAGGTTCGTGAGAATAATGTTTTACAAGGTCAAGTTTTTACATTTACTGGATTTACGGATGAAGTCGCTACGTCTGATATAGAAAAATATGGTGGTAAAGTTTTAAAAAAGTTTAGAAGTGATGTTACATATGTAGCCGCTAAAAATGTTAATTCTAGTACAGATAAAACTGCTGGTGCTTTAAAATCTGGTGGTAAAATTAAATTGATATCACAAGTTGAATTAATTGCTTGGTTGGCACAAATTAGAATGTCGTCATAAGTTTATATGTATATTTCAAGCTTGAAATATATTAAAGTGTTTGAAATGGTACAATTTTTTACGTTAAAAAAGACACAAATAAAGACAAAAAAATAAGATTCAAAAATGGTCCTGAATAGTAATTCACAACGTCATTTTTAGGCTCTTTTTTGACTTGACCCTCGAAGATACAGACATGATATTTTTTTAAAAAGTGCTATTTTTGTCATTTTTCAAAGTGATTTTTTGTATTTTTTCATATATTTCTAAAATAAAAATAGGTCTTGTGTACTGTTACTAAAAATTTATTACATTTAATTAATATTTATACTTAAAAATTATATTTCAATGGGAATAAAATATTTTTTATGGTAAAAAGACATGTTCTTGACAAAAACATGTTCCAAAAAATCACTCTGAATAATAATTCACAACGTCATTTTTAGGCTCTTTTTTGACTTGACCCTCGAAGATACAGACATGATATTTTTTTAAAAAGTGCTATTTTTGTCATTTTTCAAAGTGATTTTTTGTATTTTTTCATATGTTTCCAAAATAAAATAATGTCTATGTGACATTAAGAAAATTATTGTTATAAAATATTCCATATAAAAATGATTTTTTTAATCATATGAAAATTATACAACGAAATTTAAATTCTACTAAAAATATTAAATAAAATTATTCGTAATTTATACAGTATAAAATTTTTATTATTTGAGTTTAAAAAATGAATTTTAAATTTATAATTATTGTAAAAATGTTTTTTGATTACGAACCATATTATGATATTTTTCATGTTGCTATGATTTCATATATACCTATAGTATTTGGGTTAAAATACTATATGAATAATTATATTTCTAATACATCACGTAAATATTTATGTGATATACTCACATTACCTTGGGCATCTTGGTGTTTTAGTCTTTCAATTTTTAGTATGTTTGGTACATATTATACAGGTAAATTTCTTATTTTAGATCATTATGAAACTGATATAAAGGAAAGTGATGCATTTTTCTGGTATAATGCGTTCATATTATCTAAAATTCCAGAATTATTTGATACAATTTTTATTGTATTAAGATCTAAACCATTAGTTGCATTACAATGGTATCATCATATTGCTACTCTGGCATTTTGTTATGGTACAAGTTATTTACAATGTGATGTATTTGCATATTTCTTTTTTATGAATTATTTTGTTCATATGTTTATGTACTTTTATTTTGGATTATATTGTTTTCATAAAAGCTCATTTATGAGAAATATCTTTGGTACATTTGTTAACATAATACAAACAATCCAAATGTTATTTGGTACATTCATTGCATTTTCTATATATATTAATATTGAAATTAATAAAGATATAATTAGATGTGTTTACATTCCAGATGATAAGAAAATAAATAAAATAATATATTGTGCAATTTTAATGTATATATCATATTTTGTTCTATTTATACAAGTATATTATGATAGATCTAAGAGAATATCTAAGGTAAATAATGAAAATAATGAAATAAAGAAAAAAATAGATTGATTAATTAGTAAAAAAATGAAAAATTAGTGTAATTTCACTAATATAAATGTATAAAATCATTAATAATGTTGATACAAATAGTAAGGAAAGTTTTAATTTCTCGGATACACTTGATAAAATGATGAATGGAATTACAGAATCTATATTTAATGGAACTGTTGATTATAGTAATAAATCAAATGAAAAGATAAAACCAGTTTTTAATAGGGGGTTAATAAAAACAACAGATGATTATAAGAAAATATTCAGTCATAGTATATATGGAACGAGAACATGCGATGAATATGATGATTCAGATGAATATGAAACTGATGATGAATTTTGTGATGATGATTATAGTGGTGCATTTATTGGTAAGCCGATACCTGGTGTATATGGAATGATATATGATGATTCAGATGAATATGAAAATGATGATGATGATTATAGTGGTGCATTTATTGGTAAGCCGATACCTGGTGTATATGGAATGATATATGATGATTCAGATGAATATGAAATTGATGATTATAGTGGTGCATTTATTGGTAAGCCGATATCTGGTGTATATGGAATGACATATGATGAATATAGCGAATATTATGATTTTAAACTACAAAGAAATGAAATTCGACGTGATATTCATAAATTGAAGAATATTATTTATAAGAAAACATCTAACAAAAATAGACATAAATATAACAAGGATAGAAGATTAAATAATTCTAGTTATAAAAATGATGAAGATATATATGAAGAATATACATGTAAATTATGGCGTAAACATAAACAATATGAATACACCAAATCATATTATGAAAATGAGTACAATTATACAAGGTGTAAACATAGACGTAATGATCTACTATTAAAGTTATTAGAACTTTATTAAAAAATGAATAATTAGTGTAATTACACTAATAAAAACATGGATGTTAATGAATGTGTAATATGCAAAGAAAATTTTGAAAATAATGATATTTGTACCACTAAATGTGGTCATAAATTTCACACATCATGTTTATTTAAAATAAAAGGTTCAAATTGTCCTTTATGTCGTGATACCATAAGTGAACAAGAAATAAATTCAGAGTATGAAATGGATGGTGAATATGCTATTGAAAATGGTAAATGTATCGGTAAATCTCTTGATAATAATTTTATTATGTTATGTGATAAAACTTATAAAATAGAGTACCAACAATATAAAATGGAGAGGGATCTTATTGGTATTTTAAATTTAGAAGATGTTAAATTGTTAATAGAAAGATGTAATTTTAAAATGACGAAAAAAGGTTTAATTTCAAATGAAAATGGAAATATCATAGGTAAAATTAGTAAAAATTGTAGTATATATACAATTAATACAGATGAAAAAATAATTAATAGAGAACAATTTAAAGTTGATTGTGAATCTGAAATAAATTCGATAAAAGAACTAATTAAATCTAATGGTAACATAAGAGATATTAAGAATAGAATAGATAAATTAAGTTTAGTATATCCATCTTCTATAAATTTATTTGATATATAATTAATGGTAATTTAACATGATATTAAAATATGTAAAAACTGAAAAATCAATATAATTATATTGATTAAATATGTCTAAGCAAATATACTCAAATGCAGTAAATGTTTTAACTATTGAGGAGGTTATGAATACATTTGAAATGATTAAAGATGTTGATTTACCAATAATATCTGTTGGTTCTGGAAATGGTGAATTAGAGCGTGATTTAGATTTATTATTGTGTACAGATATAATATGTGTTGATCCAGAACCATTATCATATATACATAGAAAGAAAATATATAAAAAGCCTAAATATGATTATGTTAAAGATATGGAAATAGAAAAGTATGAAAGAAATTGTACATTATTACTTAACTGGTCTAACTTCAATGGATATGATATTGAAGCTGTAAATCTATTAAAACCAAAATTTATAATAAATATAACTGAACTTGGAATTTATAGAGGTGCATCTTCACCTAAAATGCATAGATTTATGTTCAATAATGGTGTTGATACTGATGGACATAACGAATTAATTTCAAATGGTACATTCATTGATGACCCGAGTAGTAATTATGATTATGAACTAGATTCATATACTGTTGTATACAAAAGAGATGAAAAGAGATGGAGGCGAGGTGATTCACACCCTAATATTTTAAGTATAATTCTAATGAAAAATAATTATTCTGATACTGTAACATGTGGAGTTTTAAGTTTATATCCAAATATTCTATCTAGAACAAGTGAATCTCAACAAATTTTAGATGAGATTTTATCACGATGGGTAAAAAACCGTGCTGAAATTATCACAAAATCAAATAATATAGATGAAATAATGACAATTTTAAATAATGATTCAAATTATGATGACTGTCAAACAAATGAAGAAAAATACAAACGTTACATAAATGAAATTCAAGATGATTCCAATAGTTTATCAACTGATTATAAATATGTTGATGAAGTTGATGAAAGTGATGATGTTGATGAAGAAAATGAAAGTGATGATGTTGATGAAGAAAATGAAAGTGATGATGTTGATGAAGAAAATGAAAGTGATGATGTTGATGAAGAAAATGAAAGTGATGATGTTGATGAAGAAAATGAAAGTGATGAAGATAAAATAGATCCATATTTTTATAGATCAGTAAAGCGTAAATATGGAGAATTAGTTTATACATTGATAACTACTAATAATAAAATAGATATAATTCCAACAAATAATCAAGAATATGAAAGACTTGATTTAATTAAATTTGAATCAAAATTTGTAGATGTAGATGAAATAGAAACAGAAAATAATCATAAACCATATATGCAACAAAGATATGACGAAAATTCGTTATTAAGAACTATGTTTCCAGAAGAACCTGATCAAAAATCTATAAGATCAATTGGACCTAAATTACAATATATAAATTTTGGTACTTCAACAAAAGGTGAACGTAAAATTAAATTCATAGAATCTGGTGCTGAAAATGATATAAAATATTATCATGGTGATTTAATTCCAACATTAGCTAAGTTAGCATCAAATTTTCCAGGTTCTAATAATCTTCATTTATTAGCACAAGAGGGTAAGTTTGGTACTCGTAATAAAAATGATCAATATATAAATAAAACACATATAATTGAACCAGAATGGAATTCAAAACTTGTTGTACAAAGTTGTGGACGAATGTTAAGAGAAAAAACAAAAACTAATACTGGTGATATTATATCATTTCTTGAATTTGATTATAGAAATGAAAAATGTAAATATAGACGTAATTCAATCCTGTTGAAACTATTAGATGTTTATAAAAACTTAGAAACTTCATAGATCATATCAAATGGTAATTTTTTAATAAGTTGTTTTCTTTTTTCACCACTTGATATATTTAAATAATCTGAATCAATAATTTTTGATTCAATCATTATTAAAAATCTATTATGTTCCCAACGTAATAATTTATGTGCCAATCTTTCAACATTTTTAGCTTTATTATAACTTTCAATTAAAAGTAAATTTAACAAATATTTGACATCATCATCTACCTTCATATTCAATGTTATATGACGCGTACCATTTTGTCTAATTAATTCAGGTCTATATTCTAAATCATTTGAATGTGGTACAATTACAACGTTTTCTCTAATTGTATATTCAAATGTAGATTCTGATGTAATTTTATCTTCTCCTAATAACGCAAGTAATTTGATGTAAAAATTTTCATCAAGATTAACCAAATCAATATTAATATGGTGAGAATTTAAATGTTCACTTTCAACATATATATTATTATAATTTATTGATAAAAATGTGTGTGGGTTATATATATTTTCCATAAAATAATTAAGCTCATCATAATTTAAAGAATATATCATATCTATTATATCTCTAAATTCACCTTGATCTTCCATAAAATTTAACGTTATAGATTCATTCCACGAATAATTATTTCCATATGAATGTATAATTACATTCTCTTTATTATTAAAAATATATTTTAATTTTTTAGTACATATCACACTAATATTTTCAAGTGTACATTTGAATATTATTTCTGTATTATTACTAAAGTAAAATATCATTGTTTTTGAATATATTTATGAAAATTTTAAAAAAATGTTTATTGAAGAACAAGAATTAAATGATTGGAAAGTAAATGTAAATGATAATAATAAAGTACGTGAATGTAAATCTATTTCATCATATTGGTTAACAGAATGGCAATCTGAGATGAATGATATTACATTTAAAACTGTTATTTATGATGATGTAAATAAAATACCAGATATTTTACCATTTGGTAAGTGTATGACAAGATATGAAAATAAATCACCTAAAGATTCTGAATTTTTTGATAGTGGAATATCAACCAAAAAAGAGTTGTTAAACTTATATTATACAAGTTTAAGATGTAAAACAAATCCAGGTAAATATTATTGTGTTAGAGAATGGGTTGAAATGGGTGATGAATTTAGATGTTTTTGGAATAATAAATTAGTTGCTATATCATCAGAATCTGATAATAAACCAAAAATTAATATTATATTAAATTATATAAATAGTATTAAACATAGAATTACCTTTAATAAATGTGTGTTTGATATTGCATTTCTTAAAGATTCAGAAGAAATGATATTTATCGAATATAATAGTTGGGAATCAAATTCGGGTGCACATAGATTTGATTGGAAACATGACACTGATATTTTTTACAATGAAATAAATGATGAAATAACAATAAGATGGAATTCTAATGAATTGAAAGTAAATTTAAATATATCAAATATAATAACAATTATACCAAAGAATTATGAAAAATTTGTAATGAATGAAACTTTATATGAGTTTATTAAACCATGTAAACCAAGTAATTGGTTAATAACTGATAAGTTCATATATATTTCAAATGATATATGGCTTGGTAGATTTGATTATAATCTTAAACCTTTAAATTGGACACGTGGAATATTTAGATTTAGTGGACTTGAATTATGTACTGATGGATCTATTTATTGTAATGATAATTTTTATTATTATGATTTAACACCAAAACGTACTAATAGTATAATATGTGATAACTATTTTAATGAAAATAAATATAAATATGATTATAAATATGGAATACCTCTATTAAATAAAGGTGATGATACAGTAATATTTATTAGAATGTTATCTGATTGTGAATTAATAGTATCAAATAATTAAATACTATATGTATTAAATATCATCAAAAAGTGAAAAATTTACTGTATATATTATCAAAATAATGAAGTATGAAAATTTAATATCATCAACTACAACTAAAAATAATAGTGATATTTATCACTATTATGATACGTTTACAAAGAAGAATAAATATATGTTAAGAAAATATGGTGAATATATCATTTATAGAACTGAACAGTGTGATTATAAATTTATTTCATTGCATGTTTTTCTTGACCGAGATGAGTATGATAAAAGTGAATCAAGACATAAATATTTAATCAGCAAGTATAAGTTTTGGAAAAACATAATTTTAAAAATCGATAAAATTGAAAGAAATACAGCATTAATGGTAGTTGAAGTTGTATTTCATTCATCAAATACTAATGTTGTAAAAAATCAAATTAAAATATTATCAGAAGAAAAACATAAAATTAGTATATGTAAATTCTAAACATACAAATATATATATATATAAACTCTAAATTAATGAAATTTCATTAATTATTCTAGAATATCATCTTAAAATAATATCATTAAATGAAAATTTTCTTGTATAAATTAATAAAATAATGAATTGTGAAAATTTAGTGACTGAATACACAAATAATAGTGATCCATTTTCGAATAAAGAAAGATATTTATTAAGAAAATATGGTGAATTTATTATAATTAGAACTGAACGATGTGATTATAAATTTATTTCACTGAATGTTTTTCTTGACAGAGATGAGTATGATAAAAGTAAATCAAGATATAAATATTTAATTAGTAAGTATAAGTTTTGGAAAAATATAATCACACAAATAAATAAAATAGAAATATCTTCAAGGTTTACATTAACTGTATTTGAAGTATTATTTCATTCATCATACAATAACCTTATAAAAAATCAAATTAAAATATTATCTGAATGGAGGTCTAAAATTAGAATATATAAACTATAAATATACAAACTATAAATTAATGAAATTTCATTAATTATCTTAGAATATCTTTTAAAATCAATCCAGCTGTTTCATAATTATTAAATGTAAACATTTCAATATAATTATAATATTTTTCTAATATATCATTATGTAAACAATATTGTTTTAACTTAATATCATTTACGGTACCATAATTAGATATTTCAATAATTAAAATATCTCTTAAAATATCATGATACTCGATTCCCGTTTCGTTAAGATAATGTGAATAGTAAATTTCTACATCTTCTAAATTATTTAAAAGTAGATTAGCTATGGTTAATTGTAAATAATTAAGTTTACTCTCTCTGTGTAAACATATAAGTAAATTTTCAAAATCTTTAATTTTCGAATAATTCTCTATTAATACCCCATTAATTATTATTTTTCGTTCAGATTGAATATTATTTAACTCTAAATCAGAGTCAATCATATTATATGCTTTTGAATAACATTCTGATGATTTTTCATACTCTTTATTTTTATTATATGTATATCCACAATTTATAAGCCAAGGTAATGTGTGATTATCCATATTTTTTACACTTTCAATATATTCTATTGCTCTATCAATATTATTTTCATTCATAAAATTATGTAAAACTACACTTTGTGCTAATTTATTACCCATAGAAACAGCTAAATTTAAAAATTCTAAATATTTCTCGTTATTCTTTGAATCTTCTAAACCATAGTATCTTGCAACTAATAAAACAATACATGAATTTGTCATATCTAATTCATCTTCATTAAAATTTCCATTGAAGATATCAATGATAATATTATCGTCAATTTTAATATCCCCATCATAAAATGTTATAATATTTAATTTAGTTCTAATTTGATTTAATGTCTCAAACATAATTTTTGTATATTTTCATGATTGAAATTTCAATTTTTTAAATAAAATTCATTTATTTATTTTTATCAAAATAACACTAAAATAAATGAATTTTATTTAAAAAATTATTTTAGAAAATGTCTATTATTAACTCAAACAATTTTAACGCACTTTGTGACTCAGATGATGAATCGGATAATATTACTAAATTAAAATCTGTATCTTTAAATACAGAAGAAAATAAAATTGTGATAGAAAAGCCTCTATGTGAACAAAATATTATTCATCTAGAGAGAACATTTAACAAAAAATACAAAAATAAGATCTTAAGAGATGCATCTAAATTTTTCATTACACTTGTTTTAAGAGGTGCAAAGGAAAATCTTTATACTAAATATTATCAATGTGTAGATATTGTAAACCATATTCCAGAAAAAAGTCTTGGTTATTTTCATAAAGTTGTTAATCATCACGATAAAACTAACTCAGTTAAACTTACTTTATATGATTGGAATTATAATGGTAAACATGTTTACATATATTCATGTACACCATGGTTAAAATTAGAAAATAGAAATAAAAGTGAACTTGTACAAAAACATAACTTATATAATAAAATTACAAATGATAATATCTCGTTTAGTAGTACTGATGAAAATGAAAATATTGGACATTTGTCCGAAGAAGGGTTTAACGAATTAAAAATAATGTCTATGTGTGATATTTTTGATGAATTATCAAAGGTACAATTTTTTACTAACTATAACACAGTTAAAGAACTTATTAAAGAACATGCACATGATCGTATTCAATTTTTAAAAAAGAATTCTAAAAATACTTCCAATATTAAAAAATGCCACGAGTTATCGGTAGAAAAGATGGAATAAAACCAAGACGTGTAATTGTCGCTAAACATATAATAAAAGACGTAAAATCTGATAAAGTCTCAACCAAAGATAAAAATACACCTAAAAAAGTTTAATAAATTCATATTGAGATATATCAATTGACAACCATTTATTAAACATTCTCTCAAAACCAATTGTACTATAGTTTAATTTATCATCCATTGTAATCCATATAAGATCACTTGATTCTTCATCATTTATTATAAGATTTGAATCATTTGGTACTTTAATTAAATATCTAACATCATAATGTTTATGTTCTGGGATGCCATTATATTCAGGTATAATATGAATGTCTAAATCAAAAATTTCAACAGAATATGATATTTTTGTAATTCCAGATTCTTCAATCGACTCAGTTATTGCAACTCTTAAAACATTGTTATCACCATCACAATGACCACCAAGTTGAAGTTGCATGTTTAATTTTTTATGAATTGTTGTTAATGCTTTTGTATTATCTTCATTTATTATCCATGCACTTGCAGTAAAATGTTCAGTTAAATTGGATCTATTAAAACAATTATCATTTTGTAAAAACTTTAACATTTCACTCTTATTCTTAATTTCAATATCATTATTTGGTAAATAAGTATTCAATTGATCAATAAAATTTATACATTGTAAATTTTTATTACAATCAACTATTTTTTTAACATTTGTTAAAATATCAGTGTCCTTATAAGAGGTAAGTTTTTTAGTAGAAGACATTTCATATGTAAAATTTTAAAAAATATCACTTTTTTAAATGTATATAAAATGTCTTCCACTTCAACATCATCTAATAAAAAAGTTGTTAAACCAACAACTAAAACTACAGAGCATACTAAAACTGTTTCAAAACCTACAACTAAAACTGTTTCAAAACCTACAACTAAAACTGTTTCAAAACCTGCAACTAAAACTGTTTCTAAACCTTCAACAACAAGTAAAGTTACCCCCGATCCTAAAAATAACACATCAAAACAATATATTGAGGAGAAGAAGAAATTTGATATATTAAATAAAGAAAATGAGAAGTTAAAGCGTAAAATTAAGAAGTGTAAACATATAAATAAGAAAATCTCTATGGAATTAGAAATGAATAATAATATTGGTGATTTAGAAGATATAAATCTTGAAAATAATGAAGATTCATATTATAATAAAGCATCAGGTATGTCAACAACTAAAAAAATAATGATATTTGTATTTTTATTTTTAATATTCATAATAATAGTAGCTGTTTTATTTGGAGTATTTTCCGGTTCTGATAATTCTAATGATGATGATAATGATTTTGTTGATAATAATAACAATGACGGTGATAATTTAACTCAAAGATTTGGTGTACAATATGTAAACTAATTAGATAATTATTCAATTGAATAATTATTTATATCATTTTTGTTAAAATTCTGTGAAATCCTTAACATATTTATTTGCAACTTCAATATTCTTTTTTAATATATCACCCTGAAAATCATCAGATTGAATAAAATCAGCTTTAACATTTAAACCAATCGCATTCATTCTTTGCATATAAACCTTATAAACTCTTGGTTCATTTACAACAATTAATGAACCAACTGTACCACAAATTGTACATTTATGATTTTTAAGATTTGATATGGCTGAGTTATTTTTACAATAGTTACAAAATACATCCTTGAAACCATCAGAAGACTCCATAAATCTATCAAATAATATTTCTGATGATCCATGTGAAATAAAACTATCACGTTCCATTTCCCCCAAACGTGCACCACCACCATTCTTCTTACCATCAACTGGTTGATGAGTAATTGGTTTAATTGGTCCAGTTGATCTACATTGCTTTTTATCCTCAACTTGATGTCTTAAAAATTGATATGCTACAATACCAATATAAACTTGAAGTGGTAAACCATCAGTTGAATTTATCATTAATTCTCCATCTGAATGACATAAAAATTCGTTACCATTTGAATCAAGTCTACCTTGTAAACCATTTTCACTTAGTAACATTTTATTATTAAAAAGAGCATCATTAAAATATTCCATGTCTAAATCATGGAAGTTAGAAGCATCAACTTTTTCTTGAAGATAAGCAGCTGCCTTTGAACATACACATTCTTTAATAAGACCACATGTCATACGACTTGGGAATGAAGCTGGATTAAATACAATTTCTGCTCTAAGGCCGTGATTTGGACCACCAATAACATATGGCATTAAAGAATCATCTACAATTCTAAGTCTTGTATCACCATCATTAATCATACCTTCAACAATATCACCAATTGTTCCCTTTTGAGAAAATCTAGCAGCTAACTTATCACCAGGTTGTTGATATCTAATTTGTTGAATTTTAATGTTAATAGTTCTAAATGATCCTTCTGTTCCCTCAGAACCAACAATATTAATAGCTGATACATAACCTTCTTCACCATTACCTGCCATGTATGATGAATTTGATCTATGTCCTGATGATATTAAAACCTTAGATCTCCCAATTACACAATCACCAACTTTAATATATGAACCCAATTTAGGTAATCCATATTCATCAATATTTCTAAATTCATCACCAGTTTTAATATTACCCATAGAATCAGTTGGTTGACAAACAAATTCTGTGAATATACTACTACTAGTTTCAACAATTTTAATAGTTGTCTCCTTTACATATCTACCAAATTTCTTTAAACAATTTTCAGACATAAGAACTGGATCCTCAAATCCTTTTCTATGTGCTAAAACCATAAAAATAAAATTTTGTGTAACAGACATTGTAACTTGTGAATATGGAAGTGCAATTGCTGGTTCAAATGAATGTGCTGCTGGTGCAATTAATCTCTTATTTGTAGTATCAAATCTTCTATACCAAACGCAATTATTAACACCAATTGCCTGCGTACCCATCGAACACTGATAAGACCAACGAGGACCTGGATTAGAATCAGCCTTTGGAACCATATTTGCAATTACAGAAAATGCTGCATTAGGGTTAATAAGACAATGAGTAAACTTATAATCTGTGTTAAGATACTTTCTTAAGTTAAATACAATCTTCTTATTACCAAATGCCGGAATTTCATCAACCATCTTCTCTAAAGTTCCAAAATAATCCTTAGATTCATTTAATATATCATTGTCAATAAAATCCATAGTATTTAAAGAACGCTTAATTGAAACAATATGAAGATCATTTTCTCTATGATCAACATTAATAGAATCATATAACTCCTCATCATAAAATTGATAATTAGTTTCTGTAATTGGAATATACTCATTAATCTTCCTCTTTTCTTCAATAAAAATACCATTATCATTGTCACCAAAAATAACTTCCGTAAAAATCTTATATGATTCATTATCAAGAATAAAATGATCATTTAAAATTTCATCTGGCTTAATCCATCTATCATTAGATCTATAAAATGTTTTACCATTATCAATAGAATAATCATTACTTGGTTTAGATAATTCAATATATTCCATCTCCTTAAGATTACGATTCACATAAATATATTCCTTGTCTTTAGGATACTTCATGTATAAAATCTTAACTGGTTCATCATTTATGTAAATGTTTACACCATCGGAAGTAAAATTATCTTCTTTTGTAATGTATTTAAAATTACCATTAATAAAATAAAGCATATGAAATCCATTTGTAATATGAGGATTTGTACATTTAGAAAGTTTATAATACTCATCATTTGTAATGGAATAAACTGGCTTATTAAAAGTATAAGTACCATAATATTTTAAATCATCATAATCAAAACTTAATGTTTCAAAATCAGGTTTATCTAAAGTAAATTCAATATCATGGGTATTACCATTGATTATGACAGTATTCATATCACTATTTTTATAAAACCCAAAAGTATCTTTGTAAATTGATGACTTAATTTTCTTCAAATCAATAGAGTTAAGAAAGATTCTAAGCTTATTAAATTTTCTTATTTCCTCGATACTTTCAGCAATTAAAGTTGCATCCATTTCCTTTGAATCAAGAAGTTCCATTGAACCTTCATTGTAAAGAGTTTCTATTTGATCACTTGATGTTTCAAAATCTCTTGTTTCAAATAATGACCATGATCCAGTCTTATCAAGTACAAGATCATTTGTTTTACTATCAACAATTAACATAGGTGCCATTACACGACCAGAATCATCAAAATATTGAATAGAACTATCCTTTGTGTTCATATAAATACAAGAATCATATGGAAGATCACCACTACGTCTTTTAGATTTAAGATAATCAAAAATCTTCTTTCCATTTGACCATAAAATTACAGGATAAAATGTATCATTTGTTTCTTTATACGTACTTACGATTCCATTGAATGTTACAGAATAAGAAAATGTTTTACTCTTTTTAGTTGAAACATATTCATTGATATTACCCATAAGCATTTCAAATTGCTTAACAAAAATCTTAGGAATAACACCTACAACATTATATGTTGTCCAATGAACACATTTATGTTTAACGAATTCACCCTTAATTAAAACAGTACATTTCCCATCATTCCCATCTTCCCCCTCATCAATTGAAATTTTAGCACGTTTACCAAAAATATTCTTAAGTGAATTAATTGTTAAATCACTGATATAAACTTCACTATACTTATCCTGTGAATACATAAAATAAATTGCTTGAGGTTCTGATTTGGTATTACCAAAAAATAATTTATATTTACATTCCTCGGTTTTATTAACAGATGTAAATGGATTAAAAATTGGATTCTTTGTAATCTTAGTGACAACATCAAAATCTTCATCACAATATTTAGGAATGCTAATATATAATATACCTTCTGTATATGTATTGTATGCATATTGAATGGGTTGATTTTCTGGGTCAGTAAATTTAATCCAAATTGTATCAGTATCAATATCAATATAATAAATGGCAGTTTTATTCTTAAAATACTTCTTGAAAATATTTATCAATCTTTTAGAAAAGAAAATGTTATCCGGAGATATATTTTCTTGTGTTACACCATAATGAACATAAGAAGATTGACCATATATATTAGAACATGCTAACTTATATCTAAATTCATTAGTTTTTGTCGTACTAAAATATTGAATTGTTTGATTTAGAAGATCATCAAACACTTGCTTTCTATTAAGATTATACTCTTGATTATAAGAAATGTGTGAAAGTGCTGAAAGTTCCTTACTAAGACCACATTTTTCACCTTCTGGGGTTTTAGGTGGACAAATAATTGGAAATTGTGTTTGATCAACCTTACGCAATGTTAATGAATCAGTTCTTGTATTAACTTGATTATCAACCTTATCACGTTCAGCAATTGCAGCATTAAGAGTTTCACTTTTACGAGCTTCAACAATTGCTTCCTTTCTGTCAGATTTACCAAACGAAAATCCTTTACTGTCAATCTTTCCACTTTTAATAACTTCAACTAATGTATCCCTTGTATATGATACAATCAATCTAACAATAGAATCTAACTTTTTCTTACCCCATTCATCTCTACTGTCAAATGAACGCTTTGATAAACCACAAAGAATAATCAAAGAAGTCATCATAGCAAAATTTGCAAGCTTATCCTTATATGATTTACACTGTATAAACAATTCATTTGGAACATAATGTGCCGCATTTGAAAGTGCAAATTTAATAGAATCATCCTCAGTATTTCTAGTTCTATTTTCACCAAGTTTACGATTAATATATTCTTGAATTTTTGTCTCATTAATTATCATAGCACCACTTTGATCAATTTCAACAAAAAGTTCCATAAATTTGGTTTTTGATGGTTTCAAATAAGAAATAACAGCATCGTGATATTCTGGTAAAACAAAACTTGCAATTAGTTCATCAAGATAGTTTAAGTCGAACACTGCTTTGTTAGCTTCGCGAGTATTATGGGAATAATATAAAAGATAATATGTTAAATATAGAGGATAATGCTTACCCTTTAAATGTGGAAATAAAACTTTAATACAAGGTCTATGTGTTCCAATTCTTATACGAATAAGAGAAGTCTTAGAGTTATCTAAACAAGTAATTCTTGTTTCAATAACAGAATTATCACCCTTAGTTTTAAACGTAAGAAAATCATTTGTTCTAAGTTTTTCATCTAAAATAATACTTTTCTCACCACCACCATGGATAACATAAGCATTTGGTGAAGATGGACATTCAGAAAGAAACATTTTCCATTCATCAAGTGTTCTAAACTCATCTGGTTTAACAGATGTAATACATCTATTTGCACCAACAAGTGAATGAAATGAACCAATCTTTTTTGTAATTATACGTTCATCATTATAAACTTGTTTTTGGTTGTATGCACCATTTTCATATTGACTGATGAATGACTTTACAACAACATAGTCAATGTAAACATCACACTTATATGTACTTCCTGTCATTCTTGCGATAAAAGGTGTCATAAGAGTATTTCCAATATCACTTTGCATTTGGGGAAATTTAATTTCTACACCTTTTACCTTTATGATATCACCATCATTTGTCTCAAAATTTCTTTGTAAAATACCAGGAATTATTGTGTCGATAGCATGATTATACTCCATAAGAGCACGATTTCGACTATTGTGTAAAGCTACTTGATATCCTTTTATTTCATTTGATAGATTAAGGTCGAGAGATCTCATATGCTTGGAATTAATTTGTTGTGTGTCAAACTGCATTTTATCAATAATTTTAAAGTAAAAAATCAGTTTTCATATTTTTTCATATAGATGTATAAAAAATACATTAAAATAAAAATAAATTGATAAATTTCTTATATATTTTGAAGAAAATGTCACTTGCGTACGGTACACCTCAAATTGAAAAAGTTCTATATTCCGAACGTCTTAAGGAATTAGTTGATATTAAAATTGATATAAAGCGTAATCAAAGAAAATATAATGAAGACCTTCGTCTATTCACAGCTGAATTATTGTTTTTAATTTATTATATTGAACCTGTAAAAAACAAAAATAACAGAGTGATTTACATGGGTGCAGCACCTGGATTTCATCTTGTAAAAATAATGAAAATGTTTCCAGACATTATGTTTGATTTATACGATAAGGAAAATTTACATATTGAATTACAAAAGTATGTAAATGACAACCCTGATCAGGTTACATATTTTGATGAGAATTTTAGTGTTGAAACGTGTAAATTTTATGAGGAAACTGAAGATAATCTATATTTTATGACAGATCATAGAGATCCTGAATTTATGACAGATCCAATTTTTACATATTCAAAGGATAAAAATGATGAAAAGCAGAAGTATCAGGTTAAAAAGGAAGAATCATATAAACATGATATGGATCTTCAGATGGAAATATGTAAGGTTTTAAAACCATTGTATGCATATTTAAGATTTAGACCACCACATTTTTATTCTGGTTTATCACCTAAAAATGCATCAATGGAATATTTTTCTGGGACATTATTTCTTATGGTTTTTAATGATTATAAGAGTATCGAAGGTAGATTAGTTGTGAGTAATTTTGATAATTGTGATTTTTTATGGAATTATGAATCTTATCAATATAGACTTAATTATTTTAATAATGAAGTTAGAGAATCTATGTTGAAAAATCCATTTACATTTGATCAAACACCACTTAAGGACCAACTTGGTAATAAATTTGAAACTGTAATGTTAATTTATTTATTAAAAGAATATTTTAAGTTACAGGGACAATTGACAATTAAATCTTCAAGTATAATAAATTTTTACAAAAACTTCATTATACTTGAATCATGTAATGAGCTTAATGGTATGTATGATGTTTGTGAAACTAAAACAGATGATGTAATTGAAACTATAACAGAAACTGCATACTATGATAGTGAAGTTGATGAAAATGACGATGATGAAGATGATATGTATTAAGCTTCATACACAATGAATAATAGAAATTTCTATTATTTTATACTAGTTTTATTTTTATATTAAATGGAAACTGGAAATATGGGTAAAAATATTCTTCAAAAACACAATAAAAATTATTTTACTGGATTTCTCTGGATTTTAGCTAAATTTCCTATACTTCACAATAAACTCAACAGAAAAACGACACAAAACAACTAAATTATTGAGGATTCAAAATTCAGATTTTTTC